TGCATTGTTCCAACGCGCATCGACTGTGCCACGGCAAGGAACAGTACCTACAATCTGTTCGTATTCATATTGGTGTCCAGACAAAGCGCAATTGTTCTGCGCCTCGAACCAAGACAGATTGAAGGATTCAGTCCAGCTGCCAAGCTGCACAGCAATGTTGTCAGATAAATCTTCTGGCATCTGCCTACCAGTTTTGACTTGCCATAACTCAAGCCATTGGCCCTGCATAATTTTTACACAGTCAGAGCCGCCTATGAAACCTCTACGTTCCATGATGTTCTCCTTTTTTTATATGGGGTAGACTACTGCAAGTATGCAGTTGGGTCAACCAATATTTATACTGCCGTTAGGTCTGTTGTACTTAGAAAAGTCAGACGGTTTGCAGTAGCCCAGTTCTATTAGTTCTTCTTTGAGCTTGCCTTTAAGCCAGCACTCGCCGACATTTTGTCCGTCGATGATGCGCTGTGCATTTATTTTGTGGGCATTTAATTCATAGTTTGAGCGCTTGTATTCTTTACGCGCAGCCACTGAGCTATTGGCTCTGGCAACATGTGCATCCCAAACGGCACTGTTAATAGCATTCTTCATGTACTTCTCCTTGTATCTCTGCTCTTTTCATCTTCTTAATTTTAAAGAAGCCATCGTACTGAGGATGTTTGTGCATGAAGTATCTGGCATACAAAGCAATGTAATCATTACTTATCTTAAAGTCGTCGCCTGTTGTTTCAATGCTTGTTTCCCAGCGTATTCTGTTGACAACAAGCCAGGCACTGAGGCGCTTGTGTCCTTTGTTGATTGCTCTGAAAGTAAACTCTTCAAACAATCTAAAGACATGCGGGTTTTCTTTGTGCCACTCCCACCACTTTTGTTTAAGGTTCATCTTTGTTCTCCATTAATTTAAGGAATGTGTCACCACTCATGATGACTACGATTTGCGGACTTCCAGTCCGTCTTTTATAGAAAGCAATGTCTCTGCTCTCTAATACTTTGAATGGGCTGGGGAAGTTAGATTTATCTCGGTACTTAACTTCACCTACCAGTTCGTGTCCTTGGAGTTCGAGTTTGATGTCGCCGCTATACTCGCCTCCCAAACTGCCTGAGAGGGGCTGCCTTTTGGCTTTGATACCCGCTTCTTTGAGCCAGTTGACGAACCACTTCTCGTGATATGTTCCTTTATTTTTGTTGCGGTTTGCCATTTGTTTCCCTCGTAGCAGTTCTTACAGATGTACCAATGCTTTTCCATTGAGCGTTCTGCATTGGGTTTGAGTATGGCAACGAACCAATAGCTTTTGTTTTCGCATGACAGGCAGAGTACAGCCCTACCTCTTCGTGACTTCGATGTCATATTCTAAAGCATCCAACCAACAGATGAGCATGAAGCCAGACGGAATACGTTTGTGCGCTTCCCATTTATGTATCAGGGAAGAAGTGCAGCCTATCTTATGAGCTAATGACTCTTGGCTTAAACCTTGCTCGAATCGAGCTTCGATCAACAGGTTTATTAGCTTCTCGTAGTCTTTTGGTATGCTCACTGGCTTGTTGTATCGCGTCAAGTTCTTCAATGACATTGATTACTTTCACTGCCGTATCATACCTGAGTTCAGTATCTCCATTGATTGTTCGATAGTACGTTGACGTTGGGATGTCAGCGCGTTTGAAACACTTGAGCAGGGGGACGTTTATCTCCCCCGCTCTGTCTTGTAGATATTGCAGATATGATTTCATACTGCACTTATGGAGCGAATGTATCCTTGTTGTCAACCTCACCGCTGCCGTCACAGTTCCAGCAAGTATCTTCATACTCTTCTTCGTAACCAATATCGCGATTGAAACTTTGGCGTTTGTATCTGCGATAGGTTACAGTGCCATCGCCCAGACATTCTGGGCAGGCGACAGGCTCAGTACGGTATTTCATCGTCAATCTCCTGTGGTAGATGTTTGCGTTCCCATGCTGCAATAGCTCTGCTTAGAAACTTCTCACGATTGAAGCGTGGGTTTTTTTTCTCAAGATCATCGGCAATCATTTCGATTGTGATGGGTGAGTTTACTAGCGGACCCATACGATCTGCTATCCATTCAAAGTTCTTGCGTGTCATCATTTGGTTTATCCTTTAGGTATTCTTCTAAGATGTCTTTGATTTCCCAACAGACAGAAACAATACTGCCGATTTCTGCGTTAAACCAAGGGTCTTTTGAGTATTTGGTAATATTTTGAAGACGTTTAATTAGCTCAGCGTGTGTCATGCGAAATTCCATTCTTTGCTGCGCATTGCTGATGCAATGGTTGATTCACGATTGTACTTGGCAATCTCTGGTTTGCGCAGGTCTTTTGTATGCGTAGCCCAGTAAGTCAGGCAGTTGTACAATGCCCACTTGTTAGAGCCGAGAGCTTTGCGCTCGTCGCTCCAGATTCCGAGCAGGTTTTCGAGTTGCTTTTCGTTGGTCTTGGTGACTGACTGCTGGCGTGTGAATGCTTTGCAGACAGTCTTTTTGAAAAAGTTTTCGACTTGTTCCTGTTCGATCTTGGTGTGCATCCAGTCTTGCCAGACATCTTTGCGTGACATGAAGTGACGAAAGCCATTGATCACCTTGGCTGCTGATCCTTCTACGTTGATGGATGCAGTATGCTTGTATCTGCTTCTGGCTACTGTGTCGGCTGTTGTGCAGCCGTTCAGACACCATAGCCGTAAGCCATTGGCTTGCTGAGAAAAGGACCAAGATGCGTCATAGCTATTGAAGAAGCTGACACGGAACTTAACGTAGTCTCCGACTGCTGGCTCAACTGTGAGGTCATTAAATAATATTTCACCTCTGAGTTTGCGTCCGTCTTCAAGCACATCGACAGTGACTTCATAATCGTCCGATAAGTCTGCCGACTTCACTCCGTCAATGATTGAGTTCACGACATCATCGTGCGTTACAATCTTGTAGCGTGAACCGTGTACGCCCAACACCTGATCGGTGTCGGTACGCACAACAGCTTGATGACCAGCAATGATATTTCCAAGCTCATCATAGATTGGTTGTTGTTCGACTGGAAAGTCGAAGTCATTGATTGAAAAATGTTTCATTATTTGTCTCCGATTAGTTTTTGATTTACTTCGTGAAAAGTATTGGCGATTTGTTGCAATGAAAAAGGAGCGTGAAAGTCTCCAATTAACTCATTATGCTCTTTTAAAAAGTCGCAAATGAGTTTTATTTCGTCTGCAACGAACATAATAGAGACGGGTAGTTCGTCGTAATCAATGTAGTTGAGTTTCATTTGTGTTCTCCTTTGGTTATGTCCTGCATTATTGCAGTGACAATAGTTATTGTCAGTAGTGACGTTACGTCAAAACTGAGAGTACAATGAATAGTGCCGCAAAGAGCAGCACTACTCCGATCATATCTGAGAAGGTTGGTGGCACTAGGCCACCTTCTTCTTGAGTTCAGCAACACGCTTGGCGAGTGCGCCTTTGACGTTGCGTTCTTTGCGTTCTGCGGTCCAAGCCTGACCATCTGTGATGATGGTGTAGACTTGGCAGTCAGCATCATGGCGCTCGACAAGGTGTTCTAATTCGATTTCCATGTTTTCTAGCTTGCGGGTGATAGCCTCGGCGCGCATGTCGCGTCCCTCGACAACCGCAGTCTCGAAGTCAGTGATGGTGTCTGCCATCTGTTTCTTCTTGTAGACTAGCGAGTTGTAGCTTGTGTAGCAGGCGTCCCGCGCCATACTAGTCATTAGGTAGTCCATATTGTCACCGTTGTGGTACTGAATGGTCTGTAGTTTGAGTTCAACAAGTTTAGACATTTCTAGGTTCTCCTGTGTTAGCGAGGACCACCCTCGCAATGACGACAAGAGGCACGGAGACTCAACGCCAACGGCGCTTGCAGTTCGCAAGGAGCAAAGCGAAGCGTACCTTGCGAACTGTTGAGGCCCGATGACACGAAGGAGGAATGCGAGGTGGCCGCAGCAAACTGGAGAACCGATATGGATAAACGGCAGAACTCAAACGGAAGACCATGAAGTCCGTTATAGCTGTCAATACTATATATAGTAGTTGACGCAACGTCACATACACAAGTGACGCTACGTCACATATTGACAGATAGCACCCAGAAACTGTTAGTTTGGGGGGAGAGAGGGAGAGGGGGGCTAGTCAATGGAGTTAGCTAAACAAAACCCTAATCCAAACTTAGAAACTGACGTCACGGTGTAAGCTAAGAGTTAGTAAACAGCAGTTAGCTAAATGCTGCTTGCACCACTAAGAAAGAAGGTTGTGATATGCT